ATCTGTAATAAACTGAGCAATATATCCATCTGCATTAATAGTGAAATCTGTACCTGCTCCAATTACGGGAACGCTATTCATTTCCTTATATGCAACGCCACCTATTGTACCCTGAGATATACTACCATTTAAGTAATATGAAACTGATGCCCCACCACCTGTTGAAGTTGGAAAATTAGCAAGAGTACCATCCCCTCTTATATATTGGCTTGCAACACCGGCTCCCGTTATTGCAAATGTACCTGATGATGTAATAGTACTTGGAGTAACATTAAATGCAGAAGGAACGGTCATTCCTATAGATGTAACAGTGCCAACGTTAATCCAATCAGTACCTGTTACAGTAGAAGCTAAAACCTGCCCTAATGTCCCAGGTGAATTGGTTGAATCGTATAAAGCTCCTATTACTCTTAGATTATTATTAATCTCAATGTTTTGATTAGAGTCAACAGTTAAAGCTGTTAAAGTACTTCCTCCTGCATTTGTGGTTTGAAATCTTAACGTACCACTATTTGTGGCGTTTTGGAATGTAAACTGATTAGAAGCATTTTCAAACAACGCTGCAGCAGCTCCTCCTGCTTTTGTAAATCTTAAAGTAGAAGTTCCAGCAGCATCCGTATTCTCAATATTGATTCGAGTTGACCCTGCTTGGTTTTTAACTACATCTAATACATTTGTAGGTGCTTTAGTTCCTATACCTACATTACCATTTAAAATAGTAGTAACTATAGCGTCACCGCCTAAAACAACTGTATTGTTTCCAAGTCCTACAGCATTTGCTCCAATAACAATCTCATTTGTTGATGAGCTATTAAGTGACTTTGAGTTATAACCTATAAAAATACTTTCTGATGCAGTAGTTAAATTACCAGTTGAAGAGAATCTACCAGCATCTCTACCTAAAGCCGATACATAACTTGCTTCCGCATTTAACAATGCAAAATTTCCTAATGCAGCATTAAAACTTCCCGCAATATTTGTTCTTAATGCTTCTTGCCCTACAACAGTATTAAATGTACCTGTTGTGTTTGAAAACATTGTTTCAGTTCCTACTGCCGTATTTTTATCTGCTAAATTAGAGAATAATGTTCTATAACCTAAAGCTGTATTAAAGCTTCCAATTAAATTAGCTTGCAATGCTGCGTAGCCTAAAGATACGTTTGCAAGTCCAGTTTGATTTCTAAATAAAGAATACGAACCTATTGCAACATTTAGATTTCCTGTTGTATTTTCGTACAACGCTCCATATCCAAGTGCACTATTCCTATTACCTGTTGTATTGTTAGTTAGAGTAAAAGCTCCTGTTGCAACATTATAATACCCTGTTGTATTTAATGATAATGATGAGACACCTAAAGCTGTATTTGAAGAACCGGTTCCAGGTCCTTTACCAATCCTAAGTCCACTTATGAAAATATCCTGATTAGCTGTGTCTCCTACAGATACAACATCTCCTAAAGTAGGCGTTGCTGCTGCAGGTGAATTTACCCATCTTATACCTGATGCTGTCTTTGAAAGAAATTGACCAGTAGTTCCAATACCTCCTGTATCATCTTGGATGTTACCCGGTATTATTCTTGTTGAAGTAATATTACCAACAAGAGTTATATTTTGTGTTGCAGTATTACCTGCATTTAAAACAGACTGTAGCGTATCAACAGGTAAGTCAACCCAATTAATACTTGAAGTACCTTTACTAAGATATTGGAATACAGTACCTTGACTTCCGCTTGTGTCCTCAATATTGTCAGGCTTAATTAATGTAACATCAATAATACCTGTTAAGTTTATATTTTGAGTAGCAGTGTTTCCCGTATTAAGTACAGCTTGTAATGAAGCTGCAGGGAAATTTGCTGAGAATAATTGTAATAACTCCCCTAACGAAAAGTTCTTTGTCGCAAGGGGAGTAGGGGTAGGAGTAGTTCTAAAAGCCTCTGTTCCTATTAGCCTATCACTTAATGACAAAGGAGTATCCGCTAAAGAATAAGTAGATATTTTAGACATTCTATTTTAATTTAATTATTAAACAACAATTCTAACTTCTCCTGTAGATGTCTTATAAATTGAATTGACAGCAAGACCACCTGAAACAGCAGCAGCATTATTCGCATAAGTCGGAAGAGTTCCTCCTACTTTAGTTACAAATTGTCCTGTAGTTGTAGCAAGAGTAATAACATCTGATACGAGAAAGTTTTGAGTTGAATTAAGGTTATTTACATCTGTTCCTAACAAAAAATCATCCAATGATGGAGGAGGGGTATCAGCGTATGTACTAATCTTTGCCATTTTTATTCTTCTTTTTTGGTTACTTCTCCTGTTTGAATATTGATAACTGCATCTGCACCATACTTTTCAACTAATTGCTTTTCGTGTGCTGCAAATTCTACCTTTAATTCTTCAATGTGACGAATGATTTGTTGCTTTTGTAATTCAACATCTCCAATTGCCATTTTTGCTTTGTTAAACTCAGAGTTTAATTCTTGAATTTTTACTAATTCTTCTTGTGTTACTTGAACGTTTTCCATTTTGATTTAATTGTTTATTTGATTATTAATTTTACAAAGATATGAATTTACTTTTAAATCTATTATATAAATATATTAGTAATAGAATAATTAATATCCACCAGATATACATACTATAACTCGACTCTTTTTCAATTGTTTTTTTAAATGTTTTTACCTTAGCTTCTTTTTTTACTTCAACCTTAATAGAGGTCTTTTCAGCCACTTTTATTTTAGAAGTATCTACTAAGACCTTTTTTGTTTTTTTGTATCGTAGCTTTGCGTTTTTATACGTTATTCCGTTTACAACCATAGGTATTGTGTCAGATACTGGAACTATTTCCAATTCGTCTGTATCTGTTTTAATACTAATGTTATTATCTTGAGTAGTAACCATCTCTTGTTTGGTGACTGAAGTGCTATCTACCTTTGTTGTATTGTCTACTTTATCAACATTAACCTTTCTTGCAGCACAAGAAGATAAAAGTAAAATAATTAATATTAATATCTTTTTCATTATTTATATTTTTGGGTAAGTAATTCCATTATCAATTAAAGTAATTCCTCTATCTACTCTTTGTTTTAATGTTTTCCAATCAAATCCAAAATCTTTTTGAAAGTGTGGAGCATCTTTGAATTTTTTCCAATCACCACCCCATTCGTAACCTTTTGATTTAAAAAAACTAACTACCATTTTCCAATGTTCATTATTATCCCAACTTGCAGTTTCAAATGTTCCGTTATTATCTTTATCATATAAAATAACAATGTCAAAAGCCAATCCATAATTATGTATTGATTGCCAGCTATCTGCATTAGTTACTTTTGGTTTTTGTAAAAATAAAGCGTGTTGCTCTTCAGGACTTCTAAATACATAAGCAAAACGAAGACGAACACCTTTTGGAAGTTTATTATTACATTCAGAATATAAAGATAATAACTCTTGTCTTATTTTTGGATGTGCCTTGCTTATTCTATCAATAGTTATTTTATCCATTATTGTAAGTCGGTTACATTTGATTTAATTTCTTTTGCTCTAAGAAATGCTTTTTTAAGTAATTTCCAAATATCTATTTTAAATGTAGCTTCTATATTTTCTTTAATTGATACTAATTCAATAAAAATTAAAAGTATCGCGCATATTTTTGTAAACATATATTGGAATCCAAACCACTTGGAAATAAATTCATTAAGAACAAACTTGTCAATTACAAAAAGAAGTAATATACATATTTCATACAGTGCCATCTTTGATATAATATTAGAAAGTATTCTACTTCTAATACTGCACCATCCTGTTAATTTTATGCTTTTAAAAATACCTGTAAAGGTATCAAGAGCTATAGCAGTTCCAACTGCAATTAAAAGTCCATATATAGGAACAAATAAAAGCACTAATGACGATAATATGTATTTTAAGTATTTCATCTTCCTTGTCCGGCGTATTTTTTAACATAATTCTTACTTGACTTCAACTTACTTGTTTTAGTCTTTGCAGCTACTCCTGTTTTCTTAGGCTTAGGTTGGTAAGCACTCTCTTGTTGTTTAACTTTAGCCATTTAAAATAGTTGTTAACGGTTCATCTACTGGTCCATCAGCGTTTTGAGCATAACCCATAAAAGAGTGAACGCAATCAACAGGGAACACTTCATTGGTTCCAAAGTCAATCACCTCGGTAGTCATTACATCGTAGAATACACCATCATAATAGATAGG